TTTGTAATGTAATGTTTGTAATCCGGTTTGAGATTGTGCTCCTTGATGAACGACGGCGTTTCAATGCGCTCACCCTGTAGCGTTGCCTTCGACTCAATATACACGAACGACATACGCTCACTCGTGGACGGCTTATTGCCTGGATCCCGCTCGGCAATGCGGTCCGCCAGGACTTTGTGCGCAATGCGGGTGGGATTCGCATAATCGGCTCGGAGGGACTTTGTAATCATCAACTTCGTCATGGGAAATTTGCCTGCAAGGAGATCTTTTGCCGTTGTTTGGACAAAGTTAAACGCATCCTTTACGCCTGAGTTTCCAACAGGTCGGGTTGGATCCAGAATGCGCTCGATCGCGCCGCCATACACATACTTGACAATTGGTGCATTATCTCGGCGTTTCATCACAATACCCATACTCTTGCGGTGGAAATCGCCGGGTTCAAGACCATCTTCGCTCATATCGCCCACATAACGCTTCTTGCTGAGCAAACAGAATGTGCGAAAGATTTTATCAAACTCAAAGTCGTGGGGCGGCTTGAGGCACGAGCTCACGAGTTTGCCCGATTCGATGGTAAGATCCTTCGCCGCCTTGAGCGCTGCGTCGCCCGTCAGCGGCTTGCCGGTTTTAGGATCCTTCGGTTTGAAGCGTAGAAAGATAGAATCGGTATCACCGTAGATACACTCCGCATCACACCGCGGATCCTTGCCGCCGCCATAGATTTCTTCAATGACCGCCTTCGCAAACATCAGCTGTTTACGACCGTAGGCGGTCGTTGATGCGGCTAAGACTTGGCGGCGCACCTTGAATGTGCCTGAGCCCAACTGACCATACAGAGAATTTGCCGTCAACTTGTACGCCAACTGCTGCGCATCTAAGAGCGCCTTCTTGAACTCATCCGTCTCCTTCTCCGCCTGTTTACGGCACTTCTTACGGGACGAGAGGAGCATCTCTAGAATACGAGGAATTGTGCCCTGCGGCTGTTGAATATAACGGGCAATTCGCTTACCATCACGGAGTTTTGTAGGATGCTTACGAGTGTCTGTGGGATCGGGTCGTAAGATATCAAATTCAATATTCACATAACTGTTGCCTGGAATGTTATCGTAACGATCCGAGCCCTCGCGGAGTTCGCGGAATGTCGTTCCGTCGTTCTCGTAATCCTTCACCCAAATAAGCGTATCATGACTGATGTTTTCACTGATGATAGACGACGGATACAGAGATGCAAAGTCATCGGCGGTGATTGGGTCATTGATATAGATACCAGTCTTCGGCTCCAGAACAATCGCACCTTCATAGGAGTCTTCATCGGTAGACGGTGTTTCGGGCTCATCGGGCGCATCATCGTTATGACGACGCTGGCTCGGCAGCACCTCAATTAACTGGTCATTCAGTCGGCACTCCTTAAAGATAAGCGACTCAATCTTAATGCCCTGACCGCGCAGAAAGATGAAACTCACCGGTACCGAGCATACATTTGCCATGGCAATGGAGTTGTTCAAAATATCCAACTTGTTGAAGAGTTCCATCACTAGATCGCAATCCTGTAAGCAGTAACGGGCAACAATTCCACGCTCCTGTGGAGTGCCGCGATGGAAACGAAAGATGTCCTTCGGTGAAACATCATCTTTCACCTGCGCCCAACGGGTCGGCTTGCCGCCGTTATCCTCTAGTTTCTCCTTGCCACCCTTGATGCGGATGGTCAGTTTCGTCGGCTCAACAGTTAAGACTTCTGCCTTCTCTACAATGCGGTCATTCTCATCGTCCATCAGCGTAATAAATCTACCTGGGAGCGTGCCCTTCGTGGACTTGGTCACAACTACAAATTCTTCGTCGCTTGTTTGGGTAATAGACTTCACTGCGCCACTAACAAATGTCGCCGACACATTATCAAGACTGTAAGAATCGAGATTGTGATTGCGGCGAATATACGGAAGCAAATCAATTTGTAGACGACCCGCCGCATTTATAAAGTGTAGAGTATTGTCACCCATCGCCGACGACGATAGAAACTTCTCCTCCAGTTTGGTAGGACGCGATACCAGACAGGAGAGCGGCGTAGTAATATTCACTGCCTCCTTCTTACTCGTCAAATACTGTAGGCGATCCCAGATGTATTTAGAATCAAAACCAAAGATATTGTAGCCGATAAGAATATCAGGATCTGTCTTACCGAGCCACTGAAACCATGCACGCAGCATTGTCGCCTCATCTTCAAACGAATACACTTCAATCGGCACCTCGGCACCTGGCGGCTTGACTGTTGCCTTATCCACCGTCTTAAGCACCCAAATATGCTTGCTGATCGGCTTGGATCGGCGATAGAGAACAATACCGATTTGAATAATTTCGTCCCCCTCCACAATATTGTAAGGAAACACAGGCTGAGTATCCTTCTTACCTTTCGGGGCGGAGGACCGCCAATACGATAGCAACTCGTCAAGATCCGTGATTGCCTTTTCACGAATATCCGCCTTGGTTTCCGTCTTAATCATATTGAGATACCGTTGAATTTTATCTTCCTGCTTTTGTCCCTTAATACAGTCAAGCAAGAAAGTACCAGTTATAGGCGCCGAATGTTTCCGTCGGTTGATATAAATCGGCGAAAGTACTCCTGATTTTCCAACAGCGGCATTCGCGAGTTTGTCGCAAAATTCGGCGAGCGTGGTCGGCATGCCGTTTTCATAAAGTTCACGGATGGGCTTACGCCACCCCTTAATTGCAATCGGGAAATCGCCGTGACTGGAATTACACTCAATATCCCACGAACCAACGAGGAACGGCGCCATACCGCGGTCCTCTGTCGTTTTCAACTCTGTCCAGTCGGCACTCGCATAAATCTTCACCTTTGCGTCGCTTGAATTGGCGAACTCCCAACAATTTGCGGGAACTTCTACCCAGCCCGCCGGACTTAGATTTCGCTCATGAAAGAATCGCAGCATCGGGTCAATATTCGCTTCATATACCTTGAGTGCAACTTTCGTTCCCTTCGGGCTCACTGCATCTACATCACCGACAGGGACATACTTATCCAGCGCCGCAATTGCGCCTGCGCCAAACAAGGTTGTCGTATCGTACGCGATCGGTGTCGTTGTCTCCTTATCCAGAAAACGGTCCTTGAGTAGGCGCCACATAACTATCGTCGGCGTAATAATCTTGAGAAAGGTCCCCTTATTACCGCCGGTATAATCCATTAGAACCTTGTGTTGCTCATACACACACTTTATCCTATTGAATTCATCGTGTGAAATATCCTCTCCAGGTTGTATATGACACACCCAATACTCTAGATTCTGCTTTGCCGTCTTGTTTGCGGCAAGGCAATCTGGAAGTCTAACATAGAAGTACGGATGGAAATCGTTTACCTGAAGAGCGACCGACTGTCCGTGGGGATCGGTGCCGAATAGTAGAATTTGATAGTTCTTTTTCGGTCTGGACGAATCTACGGAATAGGCGTCATCACTCCCACTATCTATAGACATATCAGGATACGCATCCTGACTTATAATATCTTTACACTGGAAGACCAACTGATCTGTATCTGCGTTGTACTTCATTGTGTCTTCCTTTTTGTGCGAAGCAAAAAAGTCAATTTTTTACACCGCTATTTACGAATGTTTAGGAGCATATGAGGGCGCATATGTAGGAACCGACGAGAAGCGTTGGCTCTTCTTTGAGAAATCGTGCCATTTCATACCAAACTCCATAATAACGATTGTCTTTACGGAATCTACGGCAATTTGCGGAAGAATACAAATTGCCTGCATCTTTGGCGTGAGTTCTCGCAACTCAATAAACATTTTTGTAAGTGTTACTTTTAGCAGTTCATATTCTTTTGCAGCAGTCTTTATGTCATATGTATGAAAAGTAAAACGTAGTTCGCGGTCATTTGGATTTTCGGTATCCCACAAACTCGCCGTAATCTTAACCTGGCATTTCTTATTGAGTAATTGTATAATGTCCAGTGCCTCGTCAACTGTATTAAAGTAGAAGATACCGCGTTCATCATGCCGTATAGAGAATTTTTCAGTCTTGATAAACTGTCGTACAACGAATAGCATATCATCCTTTCGCATCACTGCATATTTGTAGCGTCGGTCACCGTGTACGCTTATTACGCTGATATTGTTTCGCTTAAGTTGTGAAACAATATCATCGAAGGTTTGTTTGGTTTGTGTAGCGCCCATTGCTATCTCTGTCGTGTGTGATGGGATAAATTTCAATTTTTAACGACCGCGTACCACTTTAGTGGCGATTGCGGCGTGTGGACGCACGGCGACTGTGGCGCTTCGGCGACTTGTATGTCTTACCGCGTTTGGGCATCATGCTGTTTGCCAGTAAAAGAAGCGCTGCCGGTCCCGCCTTATTAAGCGCACCCATGAACGCGCCCAGAACCGAATCGAACGCACCACCCGCTTGCGGCGTATTCTTGCTGACATCCGCATTCTTCTTCAAGAAATGCACATTGCTCAATAGGTTGCCCTGTGGACCGGGAATCTTAGTATTCGGTTGCGCTGTCTCTACCGCCTTTACTAGTTCCTTCATTACCTTTGGATCATTCATCTGCGGCACAACATTTGTTGTCTCAGGGCTGCCAGGGACCTTGTAATCATCCACCTTACCGGTTGGCTCTACCTTCACGACACTAGGGTATCCCGTAATCTTTGCGTTTGCTAGCGCCGGCACCTTCTCCGCAATATCATGATGAACCGCCGCCATATTTGCCACACGCCCCGGTGTCTTTGCAATATCCTTGAACTTCGGCATATACCGGTGGCAGTGACCGCACCAATCGGCATGAATTAGCACAAATGTCACAGGACCGTTGAGGATCAGGCGTTCTAACTCGGGTATCTGCTTCTCCTCACGCACATCAATCATAGGTTTAGGGACCCAGCGTCCGCGCTCGTTGCGTTGACGATTTGCCATTCTACTTAGTACGAATAAATTCGTTATACCAGATTAAGAGGGACTGAATGAAGTTGGCAACAAATCAGATTTTGCTTCTGGTGGTCGGCGCATTGATCCTAGCAATTGTTGTGTTCCGTACAAATTACAAAGTCATCGCCGAGGCATTTACGGATGCCGACGACATCCGCGCCGCCAATAAGAAGGCGGACAACATGTCAAATGGAATTCTCACGAAACGCGCCTCGGGTTGCCCCACTGCCGCGATTCGTGGTGCCGATGGTCGTATTTCCGTCGTTCCCAGCGGCGAATCATTCTACTCACTCTCCGACTACATCACTTACCTGAACGGACTCTATGCAAATGGCTCCCAGTGTATCCCGCCCCAGGTCGTAGACAACCGCGAGCCCGTCTTCGGTATTCTCGGTGGTGTTGGTAACGGCGCCGCCCCGCCCAAGGCGTTTGACCTGGAGGGCACGACACGCGATGTCTTGGATACCGCCGGTAACGGCGAGCAGACATCTGCCCGCACGCCCATTAACGATATTGATGACTACGAGTACACTCGTGTTTTCCAGACCGAGGACCAAGCGCGCAATACAATTTCCAAAGAGGCAAAGAATGACCTGATGGAGAAGCACATTCTCGACTGGGCAAATCTCCCGTTCAACTCGGAGGAGCGCTCAGAAAAAGAAGAAGCGTTTATAGCAGGTCGTATGGATGACGCGTGGCGTGACCCCAAATCTGGCGTTTTCTTTAACACTGTTGACGGCAAGAATGTAATGCCTCCCGATGTTGATGCGGAGTACTTACGCGAGCAGAAGATTATGTCCTCTTACCGCCCCACCGATATTTCGCAGCACGTAATTGACTCCGAGACGGAGCAGGTTGCTAACATGGTAAGCAAGATATACGAGAATGACCCCAACTGGGAGCCAGTTGTCACAAAGATAGACGATAATAAGTACGAAGTAACCGAGTTGCGCCCTAAGACGCGCAAAGAACTATGGGAAGACTCTAAGACGATTGGTCTGGCGACTACCGCCGGTTTTGGCAACGAGCCCCGTGATCCCAAGGCGGCGATCCAAATCTCCGATCAGTCGCGCAACGACCCGTTTTTTGACAAGGGTGGTGTAGTGGACAAGGATAACCAGCGCGTTTGGAACTACAACGACTTCCGTAAATGGACACCGGATCTGGAGCGCCAGTTTGCTCCCACGGCGGCGAACAAAGCGTGGTATTAGAGGATTTTCTCTACTTTTTATTTTATCTGTTTATAATAAATGTTGTTATTTACAATGTATGTGAATGATGAGTACACCGCCAAAAAGATGACAACGGCTTCTAAGAAATTAGGTAAAAAATTAGGAAAACATGTTGAAGTGGTGTGGCAATGGGTGAAAGACGGAAACAAAATGGTTATTGCGTGTGATTTTCATACGCATGATTAATCAAAAAGCCCCCATTTTATAATGAGCACTAATTAGAAATGAACCAAGCAGACGCAGAGGCTCATCTACCTGCTCAGGTATTACCTGAGGTAGATAACCCTATTTTACCCAATTATGACCTTGTAGATCTTCAAGATCTTCAACAGGGTTCGTTTTATTATATGGGAGGAGACGGTGGACATTTTGTAGGTCCTAAATTTTTTAACTTTTTAGTCGAATATGAAGATATACAAGGAGATAAATATATTTTTACGTTTTATAAAGCACGAACGAAAGATCCGCTAGGACCTTGGGTGGATGATATAGACCAAGGTGTAGACTTTCCTATTGCCGCTTTTCAAAATAGAGATATTAGACTATATACATATAATCCCGGTATAAATCAACAAAATATGAATATGAACGGCGGTACATACAAACGGTTTAAGTCTTATAAGACTCGCAAGGCGACTCGCAAGGCTTTGAAAAAGCGCGGTAAGAAAACTCGCCGTAATTATTAAGGATGGATCAGCAGGAAGCACTTGACCATGCTCCCAATAGCCCTCAGTGGGGCAATTTAATGCACTATCATATGGTAGATTTTCCCGATATTGTTGAAGGAAAATACTACTATTTCAAAAATGGTAACTTTTTTGAGGATTATATTGTACATGTAACGAATAAACTAAATAATAGAGTAAATGGTGATCTTATATACAAACGTAAGACAGTAGGCTTTAGTCAAGATCCTGATACAGAATATGAAGACGACCAGTGGATGCCTGTTCAATTTGGAGTAGGCTACTTACGTGCTCCACTTGCTAGTATGAACGACCAGGCGCCTAGTGGAGCCCGCCAATTCTATGTTTACGACGAGGACGTAGAGATGGAAGGCGGTGCGCGTCGTGGCTCCCTTGTAGGAAAAACGGTCTATGGTTCTTATAAAAACGGCGCCGATATTTACAAAGACCGTGCTGGTTATTATATCGTTAAATGGAACCCTAGAACCCAACGCCCTTATAAGAAGCGTGTCAACGGAAAGTGGAAAGCAACTCGTAAAGTTTCCAAAAAGCGCGGTAAGAAAACTCGCCGTAATCATTAGAGGATGGAAGAAGCGTTTGCCGTTGAACATAAACCAAATCCGCCATTTTCAGCCGATTTACCCTATCTTCGCAGCGTCAACTTCGGCAACATTGATATCGGCAAATGGTATTATATGGTGACCGATGAAAGGCTGGCTCCAGATGCGTACGATTCCATTGTAAAGGTTGTTGCTACTGACGATGACGATCAAAATCTTAAAGTTCTATTCAATGTTTGGACACGACCTCGTGATTTATCCCTTCCGTGGGAACAGGAACGCCATCATCCTGAAGTCTTACGCTTCAGTGCCGCTCAGGTAGACAATGGAACATTTAAGTTTTACGAATACGATGATGATGTGGTGATGCAGAACGGCGGTGGACTTGTTGAGGACATCAATGCGCGTATAAATACTCCGTCGTATATTGTACCTGCTGGCACAGTTGCTCGTCGCATGGTACCTATGATGCGGACAACGCCGCCGTTTTTCCCACGTAAATCTTTGCGTTTTGGGCGGAAGAATCGTCGTCGTGCTTCGCCGTCGTCTTACAGACTCCGTCGTACTACCCGAAGGGCGAAGAAGCAGAAGCGGTTGACTCGTAAACGCCGTTGAACATATACTTTATTTCAGTTTTCCATAATATGGAAAGTTGAAACAAGGAAACAGAAAGAATAAACCGCAAAGATGCGGTAAATTTAATGCGTATTCTTTATTCTGTCGGAAAATCTAGGTGGAGGATGCCCCCCTAGAGAGAGAGAAGGCAGATTAACCCGAATAAAGATAATATATTGAACGGATTATTAATAATTTATAAAAGACATCCCTATGTCATTTATATAGGAGATATATCTCCATTTTTGCCAGTCCGATCCCAGCATAACCTCATCGTCTACGATGCTCTCTATACAGTCTAGTCCTTCCACCCACTCTTTAAAGAGAAAAAACTTTCATTTAAACAACCGCGGGTAGATGAGGACAGAACATGATTCGAGTAGTTATTGATACACGCGAGACAGACCTCTGGTCTCTCTGTGCTCCTTACACAGATATTAGCGGAAATGAAGGCTGGATTGCCGAAAAACGAAATCTCAATATCGGGGATATTTCGTTTTACTTAAATGATATTAGTGGTGCCCCGCTTGTTACGCTAGAACGGAAGCGCGTGGATGACCTGGGTTCCTCACAAAAGGATGGGCGTTATCGGGAGCAGCGAGCGCGACTACTCGCCCAACGGGGTCTCGGCACTTCGGTTGGTTACATTGTTGAGGCACCATACTGGACACCTAACTTGTCCAATTCCTGGTGTCGCGGATCGTTCACCGAAGTTCACCTCCAACAGACACTATTGCGTCTCCAGTTCCGTTATACTATGCCGGTATTCCAGGTGAGCAAAGTAGACGAAACGATGTCGTTTGTACGCCGCATTGCGCGAATGTTGGCGGCAGATCCTGCTGTCTTCCGTGGTGGTCTGGCGGAAACGGCGACCGCTGCTGCCGCCGTCTATACCGAGGCGGTTCATATCAAGAAGGCGGACAATAAGACACCTGAGCGCGTATTTGTGGCGATGTTGTCCACGATTCCTGGGCTCGGTGGAGCGGCGGTTACGGCGCTAGCAGCGGCGACCGGCTCCTCCATGACACGCCTACTTGCAATGACAGCAGAACAGATTGCTGCGATTCCCACGGGGAAACGGAGCATTGGAGCGTCGGTCGCGTCAACGGTGTACGCTGCTTTACATTCTTAAGTGGGCGGAGTTTCTGGCTTGCCATTTGGTTTCGGTGGTGGTATTTTTTTGCTAGATGTTTTTGTACCTGCAAAGGGTGACCATAACATTGCTGAAATACGGCGTGAATAGAAAGTAATTTCTCGCAGAAATCGTTTATAATTGCTCAAAATATGTGCCATAACACCGATAAATAGAATAGGACCGATCGGTGTAAAAATACAGAGTGGTATTAAAATAGGTGAAAAAAGTATTAAAAAGAAAATCTTAGTCTTCCAACCCATTCCTATTGTATAGAATGGAATTCTGCGTCCTCATTCACAGGTGATTTAGGAAGAAATGCGCGTGCCAGATTTGCATGATACATAAGTGTTTCATCTAATAATTCGTAAGGTTCAGGAGTGTGCGGTCGTGTCGGCAAGGCGCTTTGTGCTGACACCGGTGTCGGTGCTGGTGCTGGTATGGCTTCTGGCTCTGGCTCTGGCTCTGGTTCTGGCTCTGGTTCTGGTTTTATAACAGCTAAAAGATTATCTGTATTATGTTGTTTTATCAATGCAATCAAATCCTTCTTACGTTTTCCGCTCCACCGTGAAATCCTGTGCTCCTTACAAATTTCAATAAGTTGCTTATTCGTCATCGTCCAATAGTCGGGCTGCTGCTGCTGCTGTGTCTCCATTATACGCCTTACTTGGTCCCAACAGAAAATTTAGTATATAAATACCGGAGCCTATGGCAGTCTAAAACTTTATATCGCTCTATAGTGTTAGATTGATATGCCTACGTTTACATTTACATTGCCGGCGTTCGGCGACCGTAAATTCACGGCTCATACAGAATCGGTCTATCATGCACTTGGCGACGAATCCAACTTATATCAGTACAAGAACCACCTAAATGAAATGTTTGCCCTATTCCGAATTGAGGCGAAGGCTCACGAGATGAAGCCCAAAGAGTACTTTTTGAGTAAATATGAACCTTTGGCGGCGGATATTCAAGGTAAACGGTTCGCTGCCGGCGTATGGTGCGATGTATTACGCAAACATCATTTTAATGAACTCCACGAATACTATGAAAATGCTATGATTAAAAAAGTTAAAACGGATGCGAGTATACTGGTCGGTGATATTGTATATATTGAAACCACCTATGAATCACGACAGTATTATGGATTATATATTGTTGTATTAGACGCAGATGGGAATAAGTCTCTTTATATGTATGGAGACGGCGTTCGTCTCAACGCACATCGCAAGGAGGTGATTAAATCTCTACTTGAGCATAATCCTGCGTTTTTTAACAAGGCAGATAGGGAATCGCTCACCGATATCATATACGATTTTGATGCGGGCTCGCATAACGATTGGCTCACCGCTGATTTGAGGGCGGAAATATATGATAATGTGTAATAGGAATGGGGCAATCATCAAGTAATATGATGGCGGCACAAAAACAGCAACAGACCGAGCCGACTGCCACGGGTCACTGGGTAAGTGATATAAAAACCGGTTTTCGCTGGTCAACCGATCCTATCGTATCGGGTCCAGAGGTCGTAAAAAAACCACTCGGCGGCACTGTTCCACAGTTTGAAAATGATAATAATCTCAAAATGGCATTCTCTTTGCCTGGATATCCCGGTGAAGTATGGGGACCGTATCGTAAGAAGTTCACACACTCTAGCATAATAGGCGGGCAAGCGTTCACACCGCCTGAATCAGTGGACGGCGTTCCCATTCTCTGCCGCTGCCGAGATATAGAAAAATACATGCGTGACGAACGGGGTGGTCGTATGTTACAGGGACTCGGCGCGGTTGCGCTCGGCAAAAGCGTGCCTGCCTGCTGGGATGACACTGAATCTATTTGGAATCCCCTTGGTGGAATGTATTTCTATGTAAAAACTCGTGAGCCCGGTTTCTTTGCGTACGCCGCAAGTAGCCAGGGTCTGCTCGGTGTCGCCGAAGGAATCGCCACCGGTCCCGTCGGTCCCGTGCCGCTCGCACTCGGTGCGTACTTTTTGACGAAGAAGGGCGGCGCCAAGGGGACCGGTCGGCAGCGGAAACAGCGTGCCAATAACAAAAAGACAAGAAAAATGAACCGCCTAAAGTCTCGGCGTAATAAGTAGACATAATACTATGAGTGAGCCATCCTCGCCCCACCTGGTTGTTATGGCGGCGCCCGAGGAGCCCAAAGTATACAATCCCTGGAATCTCACTAACCGGCGCATACCGGATGCTGAGATTCTTTCTATCCTTCGTAAATACGGCATTAAGGAGAAACCCCGTCGCTGGGAACTTTTCCGCCAAGCTTGTATTCACAGTTCGTATGTAGACAGACCTGAAGGACCTGTTACGAGCGGCAAAGATGCCGGTGAGCCCGTCATCGTCGCCCCGCGACCCGAAGGATGTATGCCACTTGCCGAAGCGGATAATGAAGCAATTGAGTTTGTCGGCGATTCGCTGCTTGGCTGCGTTATTGCTCTGTACCTACACGAGCGGTACCCCGATCAGGACGAGGGATTCCTTACACGGCTCCGCACTCGCCTAGTGAATAACAAGCAACTCGGTGAACTTTCGCTCAAAATTGGGTTCCAACGCTGGATTGTGCTCAGCCGTCATGTAGAAGAGGTTTGTAATGGACGCCACAATCTCCGCATTCTTGGCAGCATGTTGGAAGCGTGGTGCGGCGCGATGTACTTGGACCTTGTGGACCAGAATCCTGGCACGGCGTTTATGCGCGTCCGTACCTGGCTCATCAATCTGTTTGAAAACGAGGTGGATTTCGTTGCGTTGATCAGCGAAGATAATAACTTCAAAGATCAGCTGCTCAAATATTACCAGGCGACCTATCATTCGCCGCCGAAGTACAAGGAGGTACTTGTGGAGGGACCACTTCACGACCGCACATTCACCATGGGCGTACTTGCTCCCAACGGCGAGGTGGTTGCTACCGCAATTGCGCGAAATAAGAAGGTTGCCGAACAGGAGGCAAGCCGTCGCGCACTTATCAAGCTGGGAGTACTTCCAAATGAGGAGGAGTAGATGAATTCGGCGATTGCTCGTCCAGATTTACAGTAACAACTTGATGAACATCATGTACACTCCCTAATGTAGTTTCACTTATCGGTTTATTTACAGACGGTGATTTATCTATATCGTCTTCTAATTCGTGTATGTTGTTCGTTTCTGGAATAGAATCTAAGGGTGAGGGTTTTGCAACAGTTGATTTTTTCCATACCGGCGCATCTGGTGGCTGTGTTACAAAATGTGTAAGTTGTTTTTTTGCAACCGATGTAATACGATCTTCTTTAATACCACTACTAATATCCCGCATTTCTTGAACTCCAATATCTATGAGAATTCTCGGTAAACTAGATATATCCATATTTAATTTAGTTTCCGTCTTCAAATCAAGTTGTGCCTGTTTTGTAATACAATCTGGTATTTCCAAGTTTGTTTTGAGTAAATCCAAATAAATACTTTTATTTTTTATAATTATCCAAAGTGCGTCTTTACGAAGTTCAACGGGTAGTTGAAGTTCTGAAGCAATATCTGCACTAAATGAAATCCATTCTTGTTTTGCCTTAATATTCAATTCAAGATTTTCTTGAATTTGATAAATTTTAATGTAACCTGTCATAATTGCTATACTAAAACTCATAATAATGAATAATGTATTTAGTATTACGGTAAGATTTACTGTAACACTATTTGGAAATCCGGCTTGGGCACTTGCTATGGTTCCTGACAAAGTGGACAAAACTAGTCCAAGAATTGTATTTGCTCGTATCTTTCTACGGTAATGTGCGATGGCTAATTCTAGACAGCGTATATTGTAAGCAGCGATTGTGACCCACTCAAACAGCACCGATACATTTGCTTTTGTCCAATTTGTACCGTAACTTTTTCGCAAATCTTGCCCCGTTGCTGCCATTGCCGGTGATTGCCCTATCGCTGGAGATTGCCCCATCGCCGGTGATTGTCCAATCCCCGCAGCTGCAGCAGCATTCATATTAAATATTACGCTATTCTTACGCTCAAGTAGTTTATTCTGTTCTAACGAAGACATCGCACCTAACGATAGATTCGGTTTTTTATTTTGAGAAAACAAGATAAGGACATACTATGGCGTCTAAGGGTCCGCCCCGGTTTGTATCTCCGCTTCCACAATCAAAAATTCGTAAGGCGCCACCTCCACCAACTATGTATGAATTGCTCGAATCACTTACAGTTGCTGCGCCGGCAGAAATGGCGGAGACCGAAATGGGAACTGGTGTAGGAGTGAGTGGGGCACCTGGCGGTTTGCCACCGGCGACTACTCCTGCTGCTGCTACTCCTGCTGCTGCTACTCCTTCTGCTGCCACTCCTGCTGCTCCTAAAACGACGCGTAAGGCATCGACTGCTCTTGAAGCACCTGAGCGTGTGCGTGCTACACCTATTGTGCCAATTGAGCCTCTTGCTGCTCCTACTGCTGCTGCTGCCGCCACGCCTGCCGCTGTTGCGGAGTCGGCAGCTGCTGCCTTAACTACCCCCGCACCTCCGCCAACAGACGCACTCGCCGCACTCTCAGCGCGCCTGGAAGAAAAAACCGGCGAGCGACAAATTAAGGTCGCGCCAGACGCGTTCATGCCCGCGAATCGCCGCGCGTTCAAACAGTTCATCATTGAATCGTACCGTCGCTACAAACTTCCCGCAATCTCCGAAATTCTCAATCCCAATGCGTGCGCCGAAGCGGCTGCCGCCAGCAAAACCCAAGTAAAAGCATTCGCCTACCAGGAATTTGTCCGCGATTACATCCAAAAACCTTCCCCGTACCGCGGAGTTCTTGTCTACCACGGTCTCGGCTCCGGTAAGACCTGTACCTCTATTGCCGGTTTGGAAGCGCTGTGGCAAGCCGGTCAAAAACCGGTTTACGTAATGACCCCCGCCTCCCTTTCCCCCAATTATCGCGATGAAATTACCAAGTGCGGACCCTTTGTCTTTCGCACAAACAACTTTTGGCAATTCATCTCGGTTCCGTCTATCAAGGCACCCTCGGCGGAGCTGGACTTTCTAACAAAAGTTGTAGGTCTCCCGTTGGGCTCGATTCGCAAACGCCGCGGCGGCTGGGCACCAGATCCCGCCCGCGCCAAAAAGCCCAATTTCGCCTCGCTCACCGCCGAACAGCAGCGCTCTGTTACCGAACAAATCGTGGAGCACATGGACTACCGCATTCAGTTTATCCATTATAACGGACTGTTAGAACGCCAGGTACGCGATTGGGCATGTAATCATCCTACAATGTTTGACGGTGCGACAATTATTATTGAGGAGGTTCACAATTTGATTCGTACCATCAACAACTCCGCACTGGAATTGGCGTACAAGGACGAGCCGCGTGATGTGGTCCAGTACACTCCCAAATTCTGCTCGGTCGGTAAAAAGTATCGCATTTCTTATCTCTTGTACCGCATGCTCTGTGCTGCGGTCGGTTGTAAAATCATCGCATTGTCTGCCACGCCAATTATCAACTTTGCCCAAGAAGTGGCAATTCTGGCAAATGTACTCGCCGGTGATGTGCGTATGGTAGAAGTGAATACATCCGGTTTGGATAAGCGTGCGGCAATCCAAAAACTTCTTGAAGCACACCCCGAAGTAGATTTTGCCGAAGTCCTACCCCGCCCCGAAATTTCCGCCTCCACCATTCGTATCACTCCCGTGCCCAGCGGATGCCGCAAAGTTGTGGATCCCGCCACCGGTATGTTCCGTGGTTTTATTCGTGACGAACGAATTGCTGGTACCCCCGAAGAGGTAAACCGTGAACGCAATGTAGAACTGTGGTTTGAGCGTGTAAAGGCATCGTTGGCGGCGGCTGGCATTACCTCCTTCTCCGCTGTCAATTACAAGGCGATTCCTCGGCTTCCTGACATAGAAAAAACATTCCGCGAATTGTTTATTGATACCGATCAGTTGATTATAAAACCGCGTTTACAGTTACCACTTATGGCTCGCTTATCCGGTCTCATTTCCTACTACAAGGGCGGCAAGGCGGACTTGATGGCGACTGTCAACCGTGACGAAGTGGTCATGTTGGATATGAGCGACCTTCAGCTCAAGAAATATACCGAGCAGCGCAAGATGGAGATTGACAAGGAGTTGCGGGCAAAGAAGCAGACAAAGCCGGCAGGCGGCGACATGTATTCCCAAATTTCTAAAAACATCAACTCTACATTCAAGATTTTCTCGCGCGCCTCATGTAACTTTGTATTTCCTGCCGACTACGAGCGTCCTGTTCCCGCCGATTACCGTGATGTTCTCAAAATGATTGGTGCGAAAAAGTCAACCTTAGTCACGGACGACGAAGTACTCAATTCCGAGGATGAGGTAACCGAGGTGGAAAAGATTGCCGAGGCGGAGGAGCGCGCGGAGCGGGCAGAACTCACGAGCGAAGACGGCGATTCATCGGCACCTTTGGGTCAGGAGGTCGCCGGCGCAGCAGAGGCGACAAGCGGAAATGATGCCGCATTGCCACCGTCCACATATGCCGAAGCGCTTACCGCGGCGGTCACAATGCTTCGTAGCCGTGCCTCGGAGTTTTTTTCTCCGGCTACGCTTCCAACAATATCGCCTAAATTCCAGGCGATACTGGACCGGTTGACCATGGCAAAGGGTCCTGTCCTTGTGTATTCTAATTTCAAGACACTGGAGGGCGTGGGTCTGTTTTCGGTTGCCCTGGAAGCCCAACAAAATTATCGTAAATTTGATATTGTGAAAACGGCAACGGGTGACTGGACGCTGTCACCCGAAACGATTGCCGCGGGTGCAGGGGTGCCGCGCTACATCACCTACACAGGTGATGAAGAGCGTGATAAGCGTAACATTCTTCTCGCGATTTTTAACGGTAAGTGGTCGCGTGTTCCTGTTGATCTGGCAACGCAGGTGAAAGAGCTTGCCGGCGCCGAGGCGAATCTTCACGGTGAAATCATCAAAGTAATTATGATTACGCAATCGGGTGCCGAGGGTATTTCCTTGGCAAATGTTCGCCAGGTTCACATTATGGAACCGTACTGGAACTATGTGCGCTTGGACCAGGTGAAGGGACGCGCGATTCGTATTTGCTCGCACATGGACTTGCCGCCGGATGAGCGCAATGTGGATATTTTCACCTACGTCATGAAATTCTCGGATCGCCAAATTAAGGAACGGTTGGTGGACGAAACAATTTCTAATTTTGACGGCAACGATACGACGGACCAAACCATTTTCAAGTTGCTGATGTCCAAGAAGAAACTCAGCGACTCCGTGTTGGATGTGATGAAGAAATCCGCCGTGGACTGCGAGTTGAACTCCACCGAAAACGGCGGCTACGCCTGCTACCGTTTTGCCGGCGATGTGAGCTCTACTGAGCCGCTGTTCCATCCGCTGGTGGATGTTCACGTGAGCGTAGCCGAAGCATCCGTTCGTGCCGCTCGCTAGAGTATCCCATCAAATATCCGCCGTTGGTTTTATTGCCAAGGTGGCGCCAGTATTCAAACCCGTGGCGTCGGTAAAGCCGCTCGGCGTCTGGATTGTAGTAGCTCACCTCTAATATGACATTTGGGCTCATCATTTTTACTTTTTGTAGCAATGTTGAGCCAATGCCGTGTCCTTGAAAATCGGGATGGACCACTAAGTAGGCAAGCTCGGTACAGTCAAGATGGCGAAACAAGCGTGCTTTAGCAAGAAGCGCAAAGCCTACAACTTGGCGTTTGTGAAGAACTACAATTGATTCTGGATCGGCGTCCCGTAATGCGGCACGGAATTCGTGCGCATAGGTACTGTCAAATGTCTCTTCGCCGAGTTTCTGGACGGCTGAGTGGTAGTGAGGTTGGTAGGATACGTAAGTGATCATTTTACCTACTAGGTATTCGGGGTTTTTGTGGGCGTGAAATATTTACACAAAGTAAGAAGAGAAGGGATGCCAATAATTGTTGCACCACCCGTACCCGTACCGGCGGTTCAAGATGCCGAGCCCGCCGTCAAGCCGTTTGAAATAGTTGCCGAATGGCTAGAGCCTGTGCGCACAATGCTTGCCGGCAAGTTTGGCGCCGATAAGATGGCTCGTGTTGACGCCCTTCTTTTGGAGACCGGTGCGATTATTGCCGGCGGCTCTATTCTACGTGCCGTGTCGCCCTGGAACGCTGATGTTCGTGGTTTACGAGGAAACGATCCACGCAGATCACCCGAAGTGAATGATCTAGATATCTACGTGCCAGTTCGTATGACCCCCCGACTCATTGACGGGCTCTACACTGGCACAGAAGCACTTGTAGAACGTAGATGGTATAAAGTTTTACCCGCCAGTAGTTACTGTGAGTCGTTCCTACGAAAAAATGGTATTCGCCGAGTTCATACATTCACCCAAGGGGATGAAACTCCTACAGATATTATGTCGGTTCGTCACCGTCGTAGCGTTCAACAGGTCGTCACCAATTTTGATTTAACAATTTGCCAAATATGGTACGACGGCGCTCACGTATACGCAAGTCACCCCCAAGACATTCGTGATAAAAGGGCAACTCTTCAGTCTGAATATGTTGTTGCGCTAATGCGTGGTAATCAGTATATTCGTAAGCGCATGGACAAATACATGAAACGTGGATTCCGTATTTCTATAGATGGAATGGCGGATAATTCTGAACTTTTGCCAACGGACCGGTACGCCTGCTCTAAAGAACATAATCAATTTCGCATTCGTAAAACAAAGCCCGAATTTTGGAATCGTTGGTTCGCCTCGGTCGCAACGGCGTGGCTATCAGGTTCAGCCACAACATTTAGAACTGCGAAAAGTTATCTTCCTTCTATTGCGGACAATATGTTGCCTACTAAAAATGTATTAATCCCCCTTGCTCAAAATTTGCCACATCTAAGCGCCATCACCTCTACAGGAATAAGTTTGATAACAAAAGGATTAAGTCTTTGGCATTCTATGCCATTAGATAGTTTTTGGAACAATTTTAAGGATACCGGCTACGACTCCGAAGATTACGAAAATGTAGAAAATAGACAAGCGCTGGCAGCCGAATTTATGTCAACCGTGGTACCTGATATTGCGTGGCAGGAGGACGGTATACGCGCATTCGCCCTTGCTATGAATAAATTTTTAGAATATCAAATGCTTCCTATAAAATATTCAAATAGGGAAGAAAATAGGGAAGAAGGTCTTAGAATTAAAATCACCGATGGATTTACATTAGGAACAATTTTATATAAAAGTAAAGGTGATATACCGTTTGACCGTAATGACTGGGGTCTTAGAAGTCTATTTATGGAACCAGAAGTTTTTAACATATATTTAGGGAAACTTTTTGGTAACAGTTTACGAAAGGTAGAAGTTGCTACAGATTATGCGGAGGCAGGTGCATTAGTCTATGATATTCATAATCATCCATTAGCCGTCGGTATTTCTCAGGCAAAATTCAAGGATCATTTACGCCGCCATAAAAGGTTTCCCAAAGACGCAATTCCCTGCTATTGGCAGGACTGTAACAAAACCCTTGCCCTTACAGAAATCCATCATATTCTTGGACGCGAAAACTACAGATCGTGGTTTGACGGGGCGGAAGCAATACCAATGTGGCAGGGATTCGCACAAAGCGACGTCACCCTTATGGATACGATTTTTTCTACCGAAGGTATGGAAGCGAAGAACTTTTCCTGCTGTCCTGTATGTTTATCCTATGTCCGCCGTGAAGACGGTTGTATGTTTATGCATCACAAATGCCCTGAACTACAAACACCGTATTCGGTGGAGTTATATAATAAATATAAGGATGATTTTAATAATTTATGGTGGTGTACCTTATGTGGTCGTGTATGCCAAGAGCACCGCCGAGCGGATCATCCTGAAGATATTGTCCCTGCCCATCACGCCCTTGGACCGGCAGCCGGTCCTCGTGCCGATTTGATTCGTCCTGGTGGCGGTGCCTCACCATTTTCCAACGATTGTACTGCGTACGGTGGTGGTATGCTTCTAGAGAAATTTATCCGTTTCCAGAAAATCCGTGAAGTGGCAAATATTCTCAAAGCCCAGATTGGTAAAATAACATTAGAGGATGCAAAGAAATATATGATTGACCAGGTATGGAATTCTCCCCTTAATATTGACCCTATGCTAAGAGCCCATTTACAAACACTACTTACCGAAAAACGGTTTAATATTCCTACAACCGCCTTTCCTAATCGTCCACCCCCAGCTCCAGAAAACAACCTTGTTTATCCTAATGTGCCTCGGAATGGTGCCGCTGGAGATGTGTTGCTCCCCATTCTTCTTCCTGAAGGTGATGATGCTACAACGTTGGATACGGTGCGACCGGCGATTCAATTTATTCATCGCCGCCAAAACGGTGAAGTCAATACTCATGCAGACGAATACATTGGGCTAGAAAGTTTATTTAATCTATTACAATCTCGTAACGATGAATATAGACAGGGACGAGGAGGAGATATTGGTATGTGCTGGAACTATCCTACTTGCGATGCCAAAATTCACCCGCAAGAAATTCAAGATATTCTTACTCGCTTGGATACAAATGCCGCTGATTATCCTGAAGTCACGGCAGAGAACAAAGCCCGTTACAGGCAAATTTACGACGTCTATAGAAATAATTACAATCGTAAATATCAACGGGGTGGTCGTGCCACACGCCGTGGTCGCCGTGGTCGTAAACAGCAGGGAGGTGACGGCGAAACAAACGGCGCGGTTACACCTTTCTTTGTAGAGGCAACCGATGCCCAGTGTATGTTACCGCGGCGTGGAGCAAACACTGCGGTGCCGGCGGCACGTAAGCGCAAAACTCTACGGAAGAAACGGGGCAGGTCTAAACCAACAATGTAAATAATTTTATAACTATGATAAAGTGGCCTGCGCCGATTGATCATACTTATATTTTATGCAATCCTAAAAAGGAGCCTGATCGTGTAGCCTATTTGGAAAAATGGTTTTCCGCCAATAACATAGATCCTAGCTGTTATACAATAGGATATTCATGTTACGGCGTTGATCTATCTATTGGAGAACTTCAGCGTTTACACAACCACCAGCAACCTCGTGCCCCAGTTCAGTATAAGAATTGTTTTCGCGGAGTCGGCTCTGGGCGCGCACATGCCCTAAATCCCTCCGAAATTTCGCTGGTGGTGAATTGGGCAGCCGCCGCAAAAAAAGCGGTACTTGCCGGTCATCAAGCAGTCATGATTCTTGAAAGCGACTGCTTGTTTTCTAACAATTTTATTGAATCGCTGAGTGCGGCGATGAAAGCGCTGGAAGGACATCCGTGGGATTTCTTATCTCTTAGCGCCGGCACCGACTTGCGACCGCAGCGCGGACCCGAATCACGCGATGGCTGGTTTCCCGCGCACCCATACTATCATACCCGCACATGCGATGCCATGGTGTTCAAGGTAAGTATGCTTAAGAAAATCTTGGGAACACTCTTTCCGTTTGTGGATGTACTGGATTGGGAGATGAATTATCAATTAACTCTCCACAATTCTATTTCTTTATGGTTGGACCCGCCTATTATTCGCCAAGGCAGTAACGGCGGCGAATATGTGACGACCCTTGCCTCGTAATTTATGTAGGCGGTTTGATATCCGGCGGCGCCTTGATCGTGCCCGCCTGTCCCTGAGCGTTGTCGCCCCAGCCAGGGTTCGGCGGCATCTGTGGCGGATCCAAACGAGTCACCACATATTGTAGCGGTGTCGGTTTGAGCGCAAAACTGTACTTGCCAAACTGTTCCATATATGTCTTGAGCGATTTCGTATTATTCCAGAAATTCATCGCCACGAATTGGATGCCCAGTTTCTGGGCGGCAGCAACATTGTAATCATTCGACTCCGCCAACGGATTTTCGCTGAGTGGTGCCACAAATGTAGGATTCATGAGAATCTTTTTCTGCGCATTCGCCGCCGCATCACCCGAAATCAACTGAAGCTGCGACGCCTCGTATTCCAACTGAATACCGTCCTTTGTTGAAAAATTCACAAACTCGCTGAACTTGCCTGAACCCCGTAGGTTGGATATAACGATTACCTTTGACGCCAATTGATCAATTGGTACTCTAAATAGGCGATCCGCACCACGGCAATTTGCAAATGTGCTATCCAAACGATAGGGTAAAATTGTAGACTGTAGTGCCTCTGCGGTATGATGGAATGTAGACGCACGGGGATTTCCACGGAATCGTAAGTAGAGTATAACGGGATCCTGATGACCGGGATTGGTTGTTGTTTGAAGTGCTTCTGTGATGAGCGCCTGAAGAACATTTACAAACGGCAGAGCATTGAGTGTTGTTCGTCGCCATAAACTATCCGCCTCCACCACCTGAATAATCGGCGAGAATTCGGCACCAGGCTCGAAATCCGGCCATAAATCAAACACGAAAGCTCGCGCGCCACCCATGACGGCAAGGCGGGCGGCATCAATGGAGACCACACCGTTCACGGCGGGGAAAAAGATACCTGTGGCATTCACCGTACTTACATAAAAATTTGTAAATGCCAAATTCTCCTCCTTGTATCCCTGCGATACGAGAGAATTATATAGGTCAAGCATTCCCTTACGACTGTGATTTGATTGATGATAGTGGTCCGCTGCTTTCAAATTCTGGCGAATAATACGGGCGATATTATGCGGTGTCTCCAAAAATTCCTTAAAATGAATCCACCAAACAATTGTTACCGTAGCAATCGCCATAATTATGAGCAGCCCCCAAATTGGAAAATTTTCCGTTACCGCCGTATCAATCGTTGTTTTACGAACCTGGGAGGCAACTCCTTGAAAAGCGTTTCCAATATCGCTCATCAACGCCGTAAGCTGCGGATTAAATACTGACTTTGCTGCCGGCGCCGTCATTCTAGCCTAACATGTCATTATTTTTTACCACCCGATCCCGACAGAAGTGCGTAGGCAAGCGCCATCTTATCCACCGCCGACAGTTTTGCTGCCGCCTTCATCGCTGCATCTTCGGTGAGTCCATTGATTTTTGGGACTTCTAACATAAATTTACGAGCCTCTTCGGCGATGGAGGTATATACACTGTCAATGCCCGCATTTTGCGATTTAATGGCATCGTACGACGGAATTGCCGGACCCGCAGTAAGTCTGGGCGTTGACCGGCGCACAATGTGCTCACATATCATCATTGTAAGCGCCGCAAGACAGTCTTTACGACCCTTTGCTCCCAGTTTTCCCCACATCATTCCTATACTGTTAAAAATGCCCGCCCGCTCTTCTGTTGACAAAAACGCCAAATCGTTTGCCAAATCTTTGAGAAGATCGATAAGAAACCACAGCACGCTTTTACGCTGCGCCGGCGTTAGGTGGCTCGGTCCCCGCTCTTTCACCGTCGGCTTCTCTGTTTGTGTATCCAGCGTCACAAACCAAACGATCCAAAAGAGCGCACGATTCAAATTGTTAGAACGACAGGCAGCCTCGAACTCATTACCTATCAATCGCAAATCGTTGCTTTCCAGTCCCGCCGCCCAAGTTCGGCGGCAACTCAACTGGTCTACCACCCCCTGACCTGTACGAAATCGGGTACGCATCGCCTCCGCATCACGGAAACAATCGTCTGGCGCGGGAAGTTTAGGAAATTGCCGTTTCTCCGAAAGAACAAGGGACGAAACCGCTTCTGCCACATGTTGTCGTACTGCGGGAGTATTACGAATCGCCTTCGTAGATTCGTTGCTGCGCGCCCACAGTGTGCGTATTTGTGTTGCCGAATGAACCCATGACATACACCACGCCGGATTATTTAATCCTACATGAAGTGCCCAGGCGTGTAAGAGCGTTGCCTCCAACTTTCCCAGTCCCTG